CATCACCAGATCTCCAGCCAGATCTGCTCGCGCCTGGCCAGCACGTCGGTGAGCTTGATGAAGAGGTTGTCGAAGGCCACGCGGCTGCGGCCGATGCTCTTGCCGTCGGCACCGCGCTCAGCGCCCACCAGGATGCAGCCCTCGGTGTCGGCAGCCGTGTTGCCGGGGTGGATGCGCACGCCGGCAAAGTTGGGCACGTCCACCAGCAAGGGCAGGTCGCGTTTGAAGCGCGGGCTGGGGGTGATGACTACACGGTAGCGGCCCGCCGGGATGGCAGTCTGCCCGGGCACCTTGACGCCCTTGGGCCGCACCACATCCTCAAGGGTCCAGCACTGCCACACGCCGTCGGCGCTGAGGCTGCCGATGGTGACATCGTGGTCGATCTGCACACGCTCAAGCCGCAGTTGCATGGGTCAGTCCTTGCGCTGATCTACGTCGGGCATTGGCTGCACCGATGTGCCGGGGTCAGACGCGCCAAACCGGCGGGCCGCCCATTGCTCAAACACCGCAATGGCCCGCGTGCCCATGTGCCCGGCCACGCCCACCAGGGCGGCGGTGACGAGCTGCGGGGTGCCGGCATAGGCGCACAACCAAAACGCCAGCAGCCCGGCAAAGCCGCTGGTGGCCAGCTCGCCCACCAGGTGGGTGACGCTCCACGCCGAGGCCGCGCCACTGCGCACCCGGTTGTAAAAGCTGACCAGGCCGCCCAACAGCGCAATGCCCAGCAAGAAGATGTACTGCCGCAGCGGGTAGTCCAGCGGGTCGCGGTCTTGGGCCCAGGCTGGCAAGGCGTTCAGGGCCAGGCACAAGGCCAGGGCAACGGTGGACAGTTTCTTCCTCAAAGCAGCTCCTTGATTTCAAAGGCGGTCTTGCTGGTGGCGTAATACGGGGCCTCGATGGGGCTCAGCGTGCGCAGGCGGCCCAGCATGCTGCGGCGCACGTAGTGCACGCCGTCGCTGGGGTCCCACACGGCCACCACTTCACGACGGCTGCCGGCGGCCACGCGCTGCAGGTCAAAGCCGCTGGCCAGCATTTCGCTCTCGGGCAGCTGCAGGCCAAAGCGCAGGGTGCGGTGGGCTTCTACGTCGGCGATCCACTCGGCGCCGCTCAGCGCTTTCATCACCTCGGCGTTGCTTTCCCAGCCCAGGCCGGCGCCGGCCAGCATGTTGATGGTGGGCTGCCACACGCCGGTGCCGGCAAACAGCCGGCCCACGCTGACATAGCCGTCGGGGTTGGCTGCGTCCAGGATCTCCACGCGCCACCAGGTCGCTGCCGTGGCCGTGGTCAGGCGGTGGAACCAGTTCCAGCGCATGCCTTCGCGGCTGGCCTCAGTCACGCCGGCCGGGTAGGCAGCCAGGGTGCCGCTGTCGTACAGCGTGCTGGCAAAGGTGGACGAGTTGCTGGCCCGGATGCGCACTGTGGCGGCCAGGCTCAGGTTGGTGCTGCACAGGCCGATCAGCGCCACCGTGGGGTTTCCTGCGAAGCCCAGCGTGCAGCGCGTGTCGGCCGCAGCCAGGCCAGGCGTCACCCAGCGCTGAGACAGCGACACGGCCGCCAGGTTGGTGATGGAGGCGTCATACGTCCACCAACCATCGCTGTAGGCGTACAGGCCGCCCGCCACGGCGTTATTCCAGGACAGCAGGATGTTTGCCATGTCGTTCCTACAGGCTCTGTTCGGTGGCCTGGCGCAGGGTCATGCGCACTTCGCTCTTGGCCAGGTTGACTTCCAGCGTCATGACGTTGAAGAAGCCCCAGTCGCGCACCGTGCCGTCTTGCCACAGGCAGCGCAGGGTGGGAAAGCTCAGCACCACGTAGCCGCCCAGCCGGGGCCGGTATTGCTGGTCCAGCAGCGCGGCCATGGCCACGCGCACTTCAAACCACTGCTTGGGGTAGCGGCCCAGTTCAAGCAGGCGGTCAGCCTCATAGGCCAGCGTCGCCCCTGCGTCGTTTTCCACGGTGTTGACAAGCACGGCGCGGGCTTGCACGTGCTTGGTCAGCACGCTGGCGTCGGCCACGTACACCGACAGGTCCTTGACACCTTGCTTGCCCAGGGCCAGCGGCGGCACGGTGGGCGCCATGCTGGGGGTCAGCACTGTGACATTGGGCGCGTAGGTCATTTCCACACGCCACACGGGCAGGCCCCGGCCGGGGCTGGGGTCGGCCACGCCGGCAATGGCCAGGCAGTTGCTGGCGTCCAAGTTCAGGTAGGTGGCCCGGGCTGCTGCCGCAGGGCACGGCGGGGGGAAGATTTCGCCACCCAGCTTGGCGGCCACGTTGCTGGGCAATCCGTCCCAGTGCACAAAGCCAAACCAGGCGCCGTGGCCTTTGACCAGCTGCTGCGCCACGTCGCGCAGGGTGGTGGCTGCGTCAGTCACCCACACGCCGGGCTGCGACTGGTCAAGGGTGGCCCAGTTGGCGCCGCCCCAGTTGTCAGGCTGCGGGCTGATGTAGTTGTCTGAGAACTGCATCTCGACCAGGTTCACCCCGGCCCAGTAGGTGGCCAGGTCATACAAGGCCAGCCACCACCACTGGTAACCGGTGGCCATGCGCCGGGCATCGGCGTCGCAGGTCACCACACCCGCCGGTGCTGGGACACGGAAGCAGCCGCCGGCCAGCCACTCACGGTACTGGCCAGCGGCTGGCGCGTTGGTTTCCATGTCCACCTGGCTGGCATAGGGCGCGCCACGTGTCAGCGCCACGCCAGCGTCCCAAACGCGGTCAACCCCCAGCAGGGGCATGGACGACGCCACGGTGCCGCACGTCACCTGGTAGATGTAGCGGGCGGTGTTAACGCACGGCGGCTGCAGCCCATACGCCCGGCCCACCAGCAGGGGCTTGGGCTTGTCGGCCATTTCGGCGTCGCCTTCCAGGCCGGCGGGCAAGACGTTGTTGCCCAGGTAGCGGGCTGACAGCAGCGGCCGGTCTAGCGCCGCGTCGCGCCCGGCCAGGCGTATGCGCACCTGCGTGCGGTCTACGGTGGCCTGCTGCATGGTGCCCAGCATCAGTTCATTGAAGCCGCCGTAGTCCAGCTCGTCATGGCCGGCCAGCACGCGGAAGGGCTGTCCATCAAGCCCGTAGTACGCCAGGTCGCCCAGCGCACCGTCGGTGTTGTTCAGCACAATTTCGCCGTAGCTGCTTGTCACCGCGCCGGCAAAGCCGGCAGGCAGTTCACTGCGCAGCAGCCCGGGGTTGATGACGCGGGCTTCGTACTGCGTCTTGGGCGGTGTGTCGCTGGGCCAGGTCATGTAGGTAGCGGTGGCGTAGCGCAAGGTCACGGTCTGCGCGTCGGCGTCACTGTGCAGCGTGGCAAAGCTGGGGTCGGTGCCGGCACGCAGATACCACTCGGCAGCGTTGCGCATGTAGCGGTCGGCGCTGATAACCACGCCGGCAGCAGCCGTGTCTTCAATCCACAACTCGCGACCGTGGTGTTCGCCCGCCGTGCTGCCGTAGTTCAGGATGAGCAGCGGCGCCACGCTCACCGTGCCCACCGGGAAGGTGGTGGCCGTGGCCGCGCCACAGGTGCCGGTGTAGGTGGCCCAGGTGGTGCCCGGCGTCACCGCAAATGCGGCCACACGCTCAAACAAGATGGCAGAGATCTGCACGCCGGCCGCGTCATACAAGGCCAGGCCGGCAAACAACGTGCCGTTGGCTGCTGCATTGCGCCGCGCCTTGACGGTGACGCTGTAGGTGTGCGCCACATTCACGGGCACCCGGGTCTTGCCGTGGACCCAGGTGCCGCTGGCGTGGGGCACGCCGCTGCGCATGTACTGCGGCCAGCGCTTGGCCGTGAGTTCGACCAGGTAGACGGGTTTGCTCATGGGTGCGCCTTACTGCTGGGCCATTTCGGCCAGGTAGCCTGGGCGCATGGCGTTGGTCAGGCCGTCGGCGATTTCGCGCAGGCGGTCAATCAGGCTTTGCGTGCCGGCGCTTTGCACGGCCACCAAGGCCTGCAGCTCGGTGGTGTTGGCTTGGGTGGCGGCGGCGATGCTGGCCAGGTTGTCATTGGCCGTCTGCAGCAGCGCGTTGCTTTGCTCCACGGGGTCTATGCCCATGGTGCCGCCCAGCGGGCTTTGCGGGGCCTGCGCGGCCAGGTCGCCCAGGGTCTGGCCGGTTTCGGCCAGGTAGTCGGTGAGCTTGGCAAAGTCGGCCGACACGTTCAGCAGCGCGGCCATCTGGCTGCGGCCGCCGGTGGCGTTGGGGTCCAGGCTGTCCATCAAGCCGCGCAGGTCGCCACGGTCGTTGAAGGCGGCTGCATCAATGCCAGCGGCAGACAGCGTCTGAATGATGGCCTTGGCGCTGATGCCCGACTGCTCGCCCTGGCTGTAGTACGCACCCAGGTAGGCCTGGGTCTTGGACATGAAGGCGTCGAGCCCGCCGGTCAGGGCAATCAACTCGCTGGCGGCCTGGCCGCCGGCCAGTGACGTGTCGGCCAGGTGCAGGCCCAGGGTCTGGAAGACGCTGTTGACGCTGGTCAGGCTGCCGCCCAGGCGGTTGAGCGTGTCAATGGCCGACTCGCCCACCGTGCCGAATGCGGCCAGTTGCGATTCGTAGCCCCTGACCAGCGCCTCACCGTAGGTGCTGAGGGCGGCGTCTATGGCCACCTTGTTCTTGGCTGCATCGTCGCCCAGCTCGATGCGGGCGGTGGTGGTGACCCCCGCCAAGGCAGTCACCGGCAAAGCCAGCGCGGTGGCGTAGTCCTTGATGTGCTGCAGCATGGCCTGGGACGTGCCGGTGAGTTCTGCACCCAGCGCAGCGTCCAGCGCGGCAGTGTTGGTGCCGTTCTTGTCGCTGCGGAAAAGGCCGCCCTCGGCATGCCAGTCCTGGAAGGCCTGGCCTGTGAAGCCGGCGCCGCCAAAGGACCCCGAGATACCCTGCGCCGTGGTCTCGGGCGCCTTGCGGCCAAAGAGCCTGGCCATGGCCGTGTCACCGCTCAGCACGCTGGCCCACTTGTCGTTGCTGATGGCGCTGCGGAAGAACCCCGCAAAGGGGTTGATGGCGGTGTTGAGGTTGCGCCCGTCACGGCCAGCGGCTTGGGCAGTCCAGCCCTTGTCATAGTCGGTGCTGGCCTGGCCGATGGCGGCCATGGCCCAGCCCACGTAAGGTATCCAGCTGCTGCCGGCCATGCCGGCAGCACCGGCCGCAGCGCCCACGTTGTTGCCTTTGATGCCGCCCATGTCGCCGCCCACAGTGGACCCGCCGCCAGACGTGCCAAGCATGCCCATGACGCTTTGCAGGCCACCGCTGAGCTGCCCCACCATGCTCTTGACCATGGGCTGCAGGATCAGCGTCTTGAAGGCGTTGAGCAGCGTGTCCTTGAAGGCGTCCAGAAAGCCCTTGCCGGACTCAAAGGCGCGCATGAGCGCATCGGTCAGGCCGTTCTGGATGCTCTCGGTGGTCTTCTTCCATTCGTCGGCCGCGGCCTTGGCCTCTTTCAGCACCACGCCGTCGGCGCTGAGCTGGGCGCGCTCGCGCAGCAGCCGGGCTTGTTCTTCAAGCTGGAAGTTGCCGCCTTCGTTGGCGGCCTGCCATTCCAGGTCAGCGGCCTGGCTCAGCAGCACCGCGCGCTGGCGGGCCGCCCAGGCGGCGTCACTGAGGCCCAGCTTGGTGTTCTCTTCGATCAAGGCCACGTTGCCGGCGCGCAGGCTTTCGGTGGTCTTGGTCTGCTCGTCGTTCCACTTGCTGCTGTGCTGGGCCACCGCGGCCAGGGTCTTGAGGTAGTCCTCAGCCGCAGCGCGCTGCTGGCGGGTGGCGTCCATTTCAGCCAGCTTGGCGCGGGCGCTGGCTTCTTCTTCAGCCGTGAGCACCATCTTGCCTTTGGCCAGCAGCTCGGTGAGCTTGATCTGCTCCTTCTCCCCGTCCGTCAACGCCCGGCCAAGGCTGATTTCTTGCTGCAGCGCGGCGTACTGTTCATTCAGGCTGGAGAGGTAGTCCTGCCCGGCCTTGGTGAGCTTGGCTTGTTCGGCCTCCATCTTCTTGGCGGCTTCGGCCTGCTCTTTGGTGGCCACGGTGGCACCGCGCGTGGCGCCGGTCATGGCAATGGCCTGGTTCACCGTGGTGGTGCCGGCGCCCGTCCAGACGTCTTCAATGGTCTTGGCCGTGTCGCCCCAGCCTTGGCCAATGTCGCGGCCAGACTCTTCGAGGATCTTCCATGCCTGGCTGAATTCGCCCTGCGCCACAGACAGCAGCGCACCGGCCACGCCGCCTATTACCTTGCCCAGGGTGTTGAACACTTCCACACCGATGGACCCGCCGATGAACAGCAGCTTCAGGCCGCCGGCCAGGACGTCGGCGCCCTTCTTGAGCTTGTCGCCGCTGGTGACGTTGTCCAGGAAGGTGCCGGCCAGGCTCTTGAGCGTGGGCAGCAACTGCGCGGCCACCTGGCGGCCCATGCCCTGGGTGGCCATGCCCAGCAGTTCCACGGTGTCATTGAAGCCGTCAGCCGCGGCGGCCGCTTCGTCGTCTATGACCAGGCCCAGCCGTTCGGCCATGGCGGCCATGTCTTTCATGCCCTGGCTGCCTTCGGCCAGCATGGGCAGCAGGTCGGCGCCGGCTTTGCCAAACACTTCTGTGGCCATGGCGGTCTTTTGTATGCCGTCGGGCATGGCGGCAAACACGTCGGCCACGTCATACAGCACCTGCTTGCTGCTTTTGAGGCTGCCGTCGGTGTCACGCACCGACACACCCATGCGCTTGAACACGTCGCCACCGTCGGCCACGTTCTTGCTGAGCTTGACCATGGCGGTCTGCATGGAGCCGCCGTCCACCCCCGCTTGCTTGAAGGCCAGCTGCAGCCCGGCCAGGTCTTTGACCGGGAGCCCGATCTTCTTGCTGAGGTTGAAGGCTTCGTCGCCCGCGTCAATGGCACTCTTGATCCATGAGCCGAAGGCGGCCACGCCCAGGCTGGCCACCAAGCCACCCATGGCAGCGGTGGCGGCGCCCTTGATGCTGTTCATGGCGTTGCCGACGATGCCCTTGGCGTCATTCATGTCGGTGCGCAGGCGGGCCAGGTCGGCCAGCATCTGGATCTCAAGCGCACCCAGTACTGCGGTGCTCATCGCTTGCCTTTCGGTGTGGGCTTGGGCGGGGTGGGCTTGGCGTCGGCCAGCGCGGCCACGGCGGCGCGGTCCATGGCGCGCAGGGTGTCCACTTCCCAGGGCGACAGGCGCACGCCTGTCAAGGCCTGCCAGGCCACGTATTCACTGCTGGGCACCACGCTGGGCCCCAGGCCTGCGGGGCGGCTGGACGCGATGTCGCAGTACACCTCCCACAGGCCCTGGCCCGGCAGGGGCACGCGGGCAGCCAGCAACGGGTGCGGCTGGCCGGTGGCGCGGGCTTCGGCTTCCAGGTGCACGCGCAAGGGCCGGCCGTCTGTTTGGCGCTGGCTGAGCTGCATCTGCTGCTCCGCGTGGTCAGCTAGGCTGCGGCGGAGCTGCGCGTAAAAAGCTCGCGCTCGTCCAGCGCGGCCTGCACCTGGTCACACAGCCAACGGCGCTTGGGGTCAGCGTAGAGCTGGCGGGCAGCGTCAGCGCTGTACGGCAGGCTGGAACCAGCCCAGCCCAGGGTGCTGGCCACCAGCTCGTCGAGCTGCTCGGCGGCTTCGTCTTCGGGGTCGGTGACGGGCAGCTTGCCCGCGTTTTTGGCAAACGCTGCGCGCATGCGGCGCTGGCGGGCGTGCAGGCGGCGCTTGCGGTCGGGGTGCTCAGGGCCGGCCAGGGTGATGACCATGCTGGTGGGGGCACCGGTGACAGGGTCCTTGATGCGCACCGTGGCGGTGGGCACGTCTTCAAAGCCCAACGGGTCAAAGCAGGCGGCGGCGGCAGCGGCAACAGGGGTGGGGGTGGGGTCGTTCATGGCGAGGCTTTCAAGGTGAAGGGAAAAGGGTGACGGGAAACAGGAAACGCAGAACGCAAAAGCGCACGGGCCGTGCAGACGCCTGCACGGCCCGTGGTGGGGTGGCCCGGGGCGGGCCTGGTGAAGATCAGGCCGCGCTGTCTTGGATCAGCAGCGTGGTCAGCTCGGTGGCCGCGCTGGCGCCACCGGCGGTGTCCAGCAGGGCCTCGAAGGGCACGGTCTGGATGATTTCCTTTTCGCCGTCGTCGCGGCTGGCGTCGGTGAGCTTGATGCGGCTCATGACCAAGGCCAGGAAGTCGGCCGCGGCGGCGTTGCTGCTGCTCAGCACCACGGCCAGGTCCACTTCGGTTTCGTCGCGGAAGGCGGCAAAGAACACGGCGTCAGTGAACTTGACGGTGGCGTTGCCTTTGACGATGACGCGGCCTGGGCTCAGGGCGGGGATAAGGTTGCTACCCACCACCGGGTCACCGGTGTAGGTGCTGGTGCCCGTGATGGTGAGGCCCGTGACCACGGCCACGGCTGCCCCCTCAAACAGCAGCACGCCGTTCACCGCAGCGGCCACGCCGGTGGTGGTGACGGCGGTGGGGCTGGTGAAGCGCTGGCTCACCGCGTCGGTGACGTCCTTGCCCATCAGGTCAAACTGCACGGTGGCCATGCCGGTGGGCGGCAGGCTGATGGTGGCGCCGCTGACGCGCAGGTCGTAACCCGTGCTGCTGTGGGGTACTTCAGGGAACCACTCCTCGATGGAGAAGTACTTCTCGATGTGGCCCGTCTGCGGGGTGTAGGTGACCTTGCCCGTGGGGGTGGCGGTGGCGGTGGCAATGGGCCCTTCAGCGACCAGGCCGCTGCCGTTGAGCACGTACACCGTGAGGTTGAGCGCCGTCATGGCGGCCACCACCAGGTTCTTGTTGCTGTTGCTGGCCGTGAAGCTGCCGGCGGTCAAGCGGAACACCATGCCGATCTTCAAGCCGCTGGTGAGCCAGCTGCCGGTGGCGCGAGCCACGGTGTAGGTGGGGCCGCTGCCGCTGATGGTGATGCTGAGGCCGGTGATGGCAGCCACGGCCGCAAAGTCGCGCTTCAGGAAGCCGGCAAAGAAGTCGGCATACGTGGCGGGCGACAACTCGCCGCTGATGGACGCGGTAGCCCGGCGCACGCCGTGGCGGTGGTCTGCGCGCTGGAAGTCACTGCGCAGCTCGGCCGATTCGTAGCTGTCTTTCTTCAGGTCCACCATGCTGGTGACCCGCCGCAGCAGTTTGCCGCCGGCGCCCGCCGCTGCAATGCCCGCCGTGTTGGCGGCTTTGTACGCCACCTGCTTGTAGACCCCGGATGCTTGTGCCATGGTGATGTGCTCCTAAGTGGCTTCGTGGGTGATGAGAAAGTCAATGGGCCGGTGGTACAGGCCCAGCTGCTGGTCGTAGCTGACGGGGCCTTCGCCCGCGTGCAGCACGCTGTGAACGGTGACGCCGCCGATGGGGCCGCGTTGGAACTGCAGGGCCGCCACCACCAGGTCACGCAGGGTGCGGGCCACTTCAAAGTCAGCGCTGATGAGGTTGACTTGCACACGGCTGCGCGTCATGTGCGTGGATTCGTAGGCGTCGATGGCCGGGGCGCGCACGGCGCTGATGAGCTCATAGACGATGGCGGGCGTGGGCTGCTTGGGCGGCAGCAGCACGGGGTAGATGCGCGTGCCCACGATGGCCGTGACGGGGCCTGCGCCATTGAGCAGCGCATAGGTCACCAGCTCGGCGCTCATTCGTCGGGCTCGGCTTCGGGGTCTACTGGCGCGGGCACGGTCAACCCATGCTTGGTGGCCAGGCGGTTGCGGATGTAGGCGGCCGTGGCGTTTAGCGCGGCGGCCTGGTGCTGGTCCAGCGCGGGGCGCATGAAGGGGCTCTTCTTGGCGCCGGGGTGGTTGACCACGGGCACACCAATGGCCAGCAGCTTGTTGGGCGGGCGGGCCTTGATGACGTGCGCGGCAGTGCCGTACTCCACCATGTGCGCGTAAAACACCGACGCCTTGCCGCTGCCCTTCTTGGCCTTGCCGCCGGCGCGGGCGTAGGCCTGCAGCTTGCCGGCGCGCTTGTCGAGCTTGGCACCGAAGCGCACGCTTTCAGCCAGAGCGCCGGCGCCAGGCAGCGCGGCGGCGTTGGCCTGCACGGCCTTGGCCAGCACCTTTGCGCCGGCACGCAGGCCACCGCGCATGATGTTGGCTTCAATCTGCGCGGGCAGTTGGTCCATGGCGCGCTGCAGATCGGCCAGGCCTTTGATCTGCGTGCTACTCATGCGACCACTCTTTGCACGACAGTTCAAGCCCTTCACGCCGGCCCATCATGGCCATGCCCACGATCTGGCGCAGCACGCCGTTGCCGAGGTTGACGCGCATGGTGGCGTCGATGTCGCTGCGGTAGCGGATGCGGATGCGCGAGATGGCGCCATGCACTTCGACCCCTTCGCGCATGTATTCCTCAGTTGCGCCGGTGTTGGTGAACTCGTCGACGCTGGCCCACAGCGTGGCCAAGATGGCCCAGGTCTTGACGTCTGCACCCGTGCCCGTGGCGCGCGTGGTGACCTGGCGCTCGATCTGGACGCGGCGGTCTAGGGTGTGGGAGGCGGGCATGGGGTGACCGGTTCTGAAATCAAGCCTCGAACTCGTCCAGCCTGCAGCGCCCGAGCTTCACCGTCAGGGCCGAGCCGGCAGCGCTGAACAAGAGCAAAACCATCCACTTGAAATTGGTAGTGGCGGCACCAGCAGGAAGAAGCATCGGTGCCGTCTTGAAGTGGTAGGCCGTGAGATCGCTGTTCAGGGTGGCGCCGTCCGCGTAGCCGTTCAGGGCATACATGGTGTATGTCGTGCCGTCAATGACGGCGGTGATGCAGGGCCGGATCTCCGACAGGTTGCTGCCCGACACTCCGGTAAGCGTCAACTCGCCTTCGAAGACATAACGGCGGCCTGCCTTGATTTGGCCCGGCCAGTTGACGGAGCCGCCAGACGCGGCCCAGTTGAAGTCGGCCTCAAGGTCGACAGAGTTGGCTGCTGCCGCAGGCGTAATGACCAGCTGCTGGTCGTTTCCAAGACCGTCACCCCGGGCCACTACAGAAGCCACCACTGTTGGCGCACCTGCATTGATGATGGCCTTGATGCCACTGGCAGCGACCCCTGTGACACCGCCGGCCAGTGTGCCGCCCGTGGCAGTGGTCCACAGCGGCGTGTCGATCATGTTGGTAGCACCGCCAATGCGAACAGTGCCGGCCGTGCTGCCTGCATTGGTAGTGACAAAGGTGATGGCCGTGCCCGCTGCGCTGAGGATGGTCACGTATTCGCTGAACGCGGCCGTGCCCCATGTGACTTTGCGGCGTTCACCCACGCGCAGGCCGGTAGCGCTGGCGGTGGCCGAGCAGATGCCGGCAGTGATGGAGATGCCGCTCAGCGTGAGAGCCGACGCGGTGAAGCTGTCGATCACGCTGGCCGGCAGCGTGCTGTGGTTGCTGGGGAAAAACTGCGCAATCTGTGCCCACAGCGCTTCGCCGATCAGGCGCCCACCGCGCATGCTGTAGTGAATCAGGTCGGTGGTGCGGTGATAGGCGGCCAACGCGTTGCCGGTGGCTGATGTGGGGTCGTTGGTGGCTTTCCATGCGTCGAAGATCACCACGTTGGGCTTGCCGCGGCAGTACTCCACCAGGCGCTTGTTCATTTCACGCGCCTTGCTGCCCGAGTTGATGTTTGCTTGGGCGTGACCTGTCACCACGCCTGTAGTGGTCAGCACGATCAATCGAATGCCTGCCGCAGTGATGCGGTCCACGATGGCATGGCGGTCTGCCACGATGCTTTCCACGTCGCGGGTGGTGTAGGCCGCGCTCAAGTCATTGATGCCGGGCATTTGGCAGATGACCACATCAGGCGCGTAGTCCAGGCAGTCCACCTGGATGCGGGCCAGCGCTTCGTCGGCACGGTCGCCTGAAGCGCCACCGTTGTATACAACGTCGAAGCGGTGCCCGCAGGCACCTTGCATCCACTGGAGGAAGTGCTGCGCCGAGCGCCACGATTCGGGGCGATACCGCCAGTTTGCGTCGGACGCGGTGATGGCAAGGCCGGCACCCATATTGACTGTGAACACACCGCTTGAAGGAACGGAGGAGACCGCGACTTTGAACAGCTTGTTGGCGGCTGCAATACCTCGGTTCCAGATGGTGATGTACCAGCCAACTGCCTGCTGATGCGCGGCCGAGTTGACCGTCAGAACCCCCGTCGCGTTGTCGTATGTGCAGGTGACGCCAGACACCACCGTCTCATAGGTGTCCACCATGCTGTCTCCAAAAAGCACGGTGCGGTATCCAGTCTTGGCCATCCGTCGAATTGCAGTCAATTCTTCCTGACTGATTTCGATTGGGCTGGAGGCGGGCACCGGAATGTCGGGTGCGGTGCTGCCCGCCAAGTTAGCGACGGCGTCCCCGGTGGCAATGAGGCCCGCTTCGGTAGCTGGGTCCATGGTGACTCGGTTGCCCGCTTTGTACGGGGGGCGATCTGAAAGCAATCGAACAGTCATAGCGTCCTCACACAGAAAGCAGCCGGAACCCGTTGAGCAGGTCGTCGGCATAGGGCAGTGGCGCCAGGTTGGCTTTGCCCACTGCGCTGCGGTTGTCGTAGTAGTGCACCAGGTGCAGGCGCATCCACAGGAGCAGCGGCGCGGGCACTGCCTCTGGTGCGGCGGCCAGCGCGTAGCCGGCCTTGTAGGGGATGCGCACGGCCAGGGGCTTGCCAGGAGCTAGGTCGGGCCAGGCAGCGCCGTCGGCCAGCACCACGGCAGGCATGGCGCTGTGCTGGTCCAGCACATACACGCTGGGGCTCAGCACCGTTTCAGCCCCGCCGCCCAGCGGCAGGTAGTTGACGCTGGGCACTTCCAGCAGCGGGCCGTAGGGCAGCTCAATGCGGGTGGACCAGGCGCTGGCGGTGTATTCCCAGGTGCTTTCGACCAGCGTGCGGCGGCAGCGCTTTTCGCAGGCCTGGCGCACGGCGGTGATGAGCATGGAGATCTCATCGTCTTCGTCGGCATGGTCCACGCGGGCCCAGACCTTGGCTTGCGCCAGGCTGATGGGCTCCACGGTGGGGCCAGCGGTGCGGCGGGCGGGCATGGCAGTGCAGGCGTCTGGACAGGCGGGTCAGGCCAGCAGCTTGGCCAGCGCGGCGCGCGCGGCTTCGAGCTGGGGGGCCAGCGCTTCGCGCTCGGCTTCGGGCGATGCCTGCAGCAGCCCTTCAAGGTGGTGCACGCGGGCGTGCGCCGTCTGCAGCGCCTCGATCTGCACCGGGTCAGGCGGCGCGGCCAGCTTGACGGTCTTGGCGCCGGCCGACTTTGCGGCGGCCACGGCGTCTTTGTGGGTGTCCACGCTGCCGTCGTCTTGCAGGGCCTTGATCTGGGGCTCTTCGCCCGAGACCAGTTCCCCGCCGCTCACGGCCAGGTGGGGGATGTCGCGCAGCGCGCGCGCAAGCAGCTGTTTGGCCATGGTGGCTTTTTCCTGTGTGGGTGTGTTGACGTGCGCACCGGTGTGCTGCTGGCCGCCGCGCACGGCGGCGGCCAGCAGCGGGGCGCGCGGGGCGTCAGGTGGCCGAGTTGGCGTAGTGCTTCACGGCGCCGGTGTCCAGCAGGTTGCCGCCGCTGCGGGCCCACATCAGGAAACCGACCTGGCCCTTTTCGGCGTACTTGCTGTCGGTGAAACGGTGCACTTGCATCTGCAGCGTGTCACGGATCATGTAGTAGCCGAAGTCGCCAAACAGGATGCTCTTGGCGTTGGCCGCCATGGTGGCCACGTCCTGGTTGACCTGCACTTCGTAGCCCAGCAGCATGTCGGACATGCGGCCGCCCAGGCCGTCGTAACCCGGCAGGAAGATGGGGCGGCCGGCGGTGTCCTTCAGCTTGCGCACGGTGCGCAGGCTCAGGTCGTGCATCATGAAGCGCACGTTCGGGTTCTTGCGGTACTCGGGGTCCACGCTGTGCACCAGGTCGATCAGGTCGTCCACGATGACGCTGGTGGTCTGGCCCGTGGTGCCCGTCTTGCCCAGCGCCGCGCGCACGCTCACACCGCCAGGTTCACCCGAGCCGGTGCCGATGGTGAACTTCTTGTTGGTGATGCGGCCAATGCGCTGCACCAGCCGGCGGTTGGTGAGGCCTTCCACGTCGATGGTGCTGTCCATCAGCAGTTCGATGGGGATGGCCACCACCTTGGAGCTGTACTTGTAGCAGTTGACCGCCACCGTGGCAAAGGTCAGGTCGGCACCGGTGGCCGACGTGTTTTCAGCGATCTGCTCGCCTTCTTCAGCGGTGCCGTCGGTGGTGGGCATGCTGAGCGGGTTGCCCTGCTCGGTGACCACCACGTCAGACACGGCGCGCATGCCGCCGTAGGCCTTGAGCGATTCGACCACGCGCTTGGCCACTTCGGTCATCACCGTGAAGCCGCCTTCGCTGCCCGTGGTGGTGGACATGGTGGCGCGGATCTTGGCCCAGCCTTCGGCGCTGATGCCGTCGCGGCCTTGGCGCAGGTAGGTGGCGTACAGCTCGCGCGCTTCGTTGGCGTCGGCGCCCTTGCCGGGCACGGCGCGGTTGGCGGCGTTGGTGATCTGCTCGTTGAGCTTGCTTTCGGCCAGGGCGTCGTTGGCAGCTTCCAGGCGCGTGATCTGCGCCTTGATGCTTTCAACTTCGGTCATGCCGGCGTCGTATTCCGTCTGGTGCTCGGGCTTCCAGGCGGCGTTGTTCTGGTCCACCAGTTGGCGGACGGCTTGGGCGCGGGCGTTCAGGCGCTCCCGCAGGGCTTTGATGCTGCTCATGGTGGGGTTCTCCAGGGTTGAGCGGGGACGAAAAAAGGCCACCCGAGGGCGGCCAGTGGTTGCGCGGGATGCGCTTCAGGCAGGCAAGAGGACCGTGTTCAGGCGGCGCAGCAGGGCAGCAGCGTCGGCCTGGGCGGTGGTGGGTTGGGCCGGCGCGGTAGGCGGCGCCGGCGGGGTGGGTGCGCTGGGCGGCTGCGGTGCGTGGGCGTAGGCGTTGAGCACCCAGCCGGCCGCGCCTTGTGCAGACGCCTGCGAGGCCTGGGCGTCTTCGGCCAGCGCCGTGGCAAAACCCGCGTCTACCGCTTCGCGGCCGGTGTACCAGGTCTCGGCACGCATCAGGCTCAGCAGCTCGTCGATGGGCTTGCCGGTGATGTCGGCGTAGGTCTCGGCCAGCTGGCCGTCGGTCTTGCCCAGCAGGCCGGCCATCTTGAGGTAGTCGTCTTCGTTGCCCGCTGACCAGGTCCAGGCCTTGTGAATCATGAACTGGGCGCCCTTGGTGATGAGGCGTTCCTTGCCGGCCACGGCCAGCAGCGTGGCGGCGCTGGCGGCTACGCCGTCCACGTGGGTGACCAGCGTGCCCTTGTATTCGCGCAGCGCGGTTTCCATGGCGCGGGCGGCGTACACGCTGCCGCCGGGGCTGTTGATGCGCAGGTGCAGCTTGCTGGCCGAAGACGCTTCACGCACCAGGGCGGCGAAGGGCTCGGGGGCAACGCCGCCCCACCATTCGGCCTCAAGCTCGCTGTCAACGATGATGTCGTACAGAAAGATTTCGGCTTCATTGGCGCCCAGCGCGCGCAGGGCCAGCGGGCGGCGGGCCGTGGCGCGGCGGTTTTCGGCCAGCAGCTTGAGCAGGTTGTTGTACATGGCGCGGGTCCTTACGGTGCGGGCGCGGGGCTGGCGGGGTCGCCGCCTGCTTTGCCGGGGTTGACGATGCGGTTGATGTCGGCGTCGGGCGGCAGGTCTTCCAGGTTGCGCACTTCACTGGCGCGCAGCCACGGCTGTTCACCAGCGCGGCCCATGGCGATGCGGTAGGCCTCGTACCGGGTCTTGATGTCGCCGCGCTCAAGGCCGGCAGTCAGGAACTGGCAGTAGGTGCCGGCGCGGCTGTACAGCTTGTGGTTGATCTCTTGCTCGAAGGCGATGAGGTGCCGCTGCAGCGTGTACTTGACGAAGCCGATGCTCATCTGCTCCACGCCGCTGCCCCAACTGGTGGTCTTCTCGGTGAAGCCGATCATGTGCGGCGGCACGCCCATGGCCATGCAGATCTCCACGATCTGGGCGTTGCGCACGGCCTGCAGCTGGGCGTCTTCCATGCTCATGGTGAGCTGGTGCAGCTTCATGCCGCCGGTCAGCACCACCGGCGCCTTTTTGGCCCCCTGCCCCGAGTGGCGCTTGAGCCAGGTCTCGCGCAGGTGGTCTTTTTCGGGGTCGTCCATGTCGCCGGGCACTTCAATGGCGAAGTCGGGCCGGGCGCCGTCGGACATGAACTGCGCGGCCTGCTGGTTGGCGGCCTGGGCGATGCCGGCCGCGTAGCGCAGGCCGTACTGCAGTTGGCTGAGGCTGCGCACGCCGTTGAAGCCGGGGCCGGGGATGTGCAGCACATCGTCCTGGTCCAGCACGGCGGGCTTGCCCTGGGCCTGGTCAGCCGCAGGCCAGAAGGTGTAGCGCAGGCGGCCGTCCACACGTTCCACATCCGTCAGCAGCGGGTGGTGCGGCTCGAAGCTGGCGATGTTGTTGCTGAGCCGGCTGGTGCGGTGGATGCGCGCAAAGCCGTCGCCATGGAAGGTACGGCTTTCACTGAGGTAGCCCCAGAAGGCAGACGCCGACCACATGGGGTGCGGGCGTTCGTTGAACAGCCACCACACGTCGGGGCGGAAGCGCTCTTTGCCTTTCTCCGGGCTTTCACGGTAGAAGTGCAGGGGCACGCTGGCGATGCTGCCGCTGATGAGGTTGCTGCAGGCCACCACGGCGGCCACGCCGCGCGCGCTTTGTTCGTTGACGGCCACGCCGTTGAGGCCGCTGCGGACGTAGTCGGACCAGTCAATACCGCCCCATTTGTAGCCCCCAGCCGCAAAGGCGGTTTCGGCCTTGACGGCAGGCACGGCGCTGCCGCCGCGCTGGGCCTGCAGTCCAGCGGTGTAGGCCTGCAGGATGACGCTGCCAGGCTGCCGGGCCCGGGCTGCGGCTTCGGCCCGGTTGTGCGGATAGACGGGGTTGTGCATGGCGGCGCCGCTCACAGGATGTACATGGACGGTTTGGCCACAGCCGCTGGCACATGCATGGCACGGCCCAGGGCCATGAGCAAGGCCACGGGGCCGTCGATCTTGTTTTCTTCGCGGGCCTTGGTGGGGTGCTTGAGGCCGCTGAACTTGGACACGCTGACCTGCACGTTGCTGATCATCCAGGTGAAGACTGGGTTGCCGTCGAAGTGCAGGTTGCCTTCAAGCACCAAGTTCTCGATCTGGATGAGCGGCTGCGTGAAGAACAGCGGCGCCTGGCGCACTTCCACCAGCGGCAGGCCTTCGGCCACGAGCTTGCTGGCAAAGTAGCGGCTGAGCGCGGGGTCGAACGGGATCTCTTGCACCTTGAAGTCGGTGCAGTAGCGGCGCAGGTCAGACGCGATGACGTCGAAGTCGGTGACGTTGCCTTCTGTCATGACCACGTGGCCGGCCCGGGCCCAGCCCTGCAGGTGCGCGTTGCCGCTTTGTTCCACGGCCGATTCGTTGAGGTACAGGCGCGGGAAGAAGGTCCAGACGTCTGCACGCTTGAAGACGAGCACCAGGGCGGCGAAGTCGCGCTTCTCGGCGAGGTCCATGCCGATCCAGCAGGGTTCGCCGGCAAAGTCGGCCAGGCTGAGCTTGGGGTTGCCGCAGCGTTCCCAGGCCAGCATGTCCATCCAGGCGCTGTCACTGCTGACCCAGACGTTGAGGTGCTTGGTGAGGAAGTTGCCCACAGCGCTGGGCATGGCGCGGGCTTTGCGGCAGGCGGCTTCGAGCACGTCCACCTTCACACTGACACCGAGGTTGGGGTTGGCCTTGCGCCAGACGCCGGGGTCAAACCAGTCGTCACCGTCGTCGATGGTGAAGATGATGCCGAACCAGGTCTCGTCTTCGACCACGCCTTCAAGCACCTTGATGGTGTAGTCACGGATCTCGTAGCAGATGCCCGAGCGGTCGCTGCCGGCGGTGGTGATGGCGCTGAGCAGCGCCTGGCTGCGGGCGCCGGTGGCGGTGTCCAGCACGTCCCACACGGCGCGGGTCTTGTGCGCGTGCAGCTCGTCAACGCAGGCGCCGTGGATGTTCAGGCCGTCCAGCGTGGAGCCTTCGGCGTTGAGCGGCTTGTAGCTGCTGGCCGAGCCGGCGCAAGTGATGTCGTGCTTGCCCACTTCAACGCCGAAGCGCTGCAGGAATTCAGGCTCGCGCAGGGCCATGTTGCGCGACACGTCGAAGACTTCGCGTGCCTGCTCACCGGTGGTGGCCGCGCTGTAGCAGTGCGCGCCGGGCTCGCCGTCGGCAAAGGCCAGGTACAGCTGGCGGGCCGCCAGGCGGGTGGACTTGGCGTTCTTTCGGGCGATCTCTTCGTAGTCGCGGCGGAAGCGGCGCAGGCGGGTAGCCTGGTGCACCCACGCGAAAAGCTGGAACTCGATGAAGATCTGCCAGTCGTCCAGCTGCAGCTTGGCGTAGCAGAACTTGCCGTCCACGTAGATGGGCTTGGCCCACTCGCCCTTGATGTGCGGCAGCAGCTCCATGAAGCGGCAGGCGCGCGAGCCGAGCGCTTCGTCAATGACGAAGGGGAAGGCATCGGTGCCCTGGCGGTCCAGGTCGCGCAGGAAGCGGGCGCAGGCCAGGCGCTCGAACCGGCCGGCCACTTCAGCGCCCGTGGTCACGCGCTGGGCGTAGGCCTGGGCGCGGTCGAAGTAGGTGGGCGTGGCCACGTCAGAAGTCCGCAAAGCTGCCGGCGGCACCGCCACCAGGTGCGCCGGGTGCGCCTGGCATCGGGGGGTTGTCGTTCTCGAACAGCTTGAGCTGGGCGCGCACGGCGGTGGTGACGCTGGCCTGCTCCGCAGGGCTGAGGCCGAACTTGTCCAGCAGGCGCAGCATGTCGGTGCGCATGGCACGCAGGACCTGGAAGGTGGGGTGCTGCACGGGCATGCCGTTGGGCGTGCGCGCCAGGTAGGCCTCGGCTTCGTCCTTGCCTTCGGTGCGCAGCACAGTGCGGCGGGCGTAGATGGCGCGGCGCAGCAGCTTGACCTCGGCCACGGTCTCGCACAGATCCTCGAAGGTGTCTGAGTAGACGGCGCTCATCAGGTTGTAGCGCAGCAGCTCGGGGCCCAAGCGCTTCCACACCTTGCGACCGCCAGGGCTCAGGCCGGCCGGAACCGTGGGCATGCCGACCTCGGGCCGGAAGGTGGTGCTCAGGTCCAGCGGGCGGTGCGCGCGGTTGCCTTCGAGCAGCTTCAGCTCGGCGGGCTTCGACGCGGGGCCGGGCCGTGCCATCAGAAGCTCCAAACCTTGGCCACGGGCTTGACCCCCCCCACCCCTGCAACCTGCGCGCGCAGAAATTTGGG